TTCACCATAAGATTCATTTGAACCCGGATAACATGACAGACCCGAACATCCTTCTTGATTGGTCGAACCTTGAATTATTATGCCGGGATTGCCACAAAGACGAACATCAACAGGAACAGCGCCAGGGGACACAAAACGCAAATACGAAATATCGGTTGCGGTATCGCTTCGATGATTTCGGGAATGTCATTATTTAGCCCCCCCTGTTGCGGGGATTTTTGAGCCGGGGGCGACCGGGTGCGGTGTGGGTTAAATTTTTTAAATGCGAGAGAGATCGAATAGCGGCGACATGGGAAAAGATAATTGGATATACGCGTATTATCAAAAAGTTAAAGATAATTCGATAGTGGTTTCCCGGTGGGTGTCGCTTTTGCTGGCGTATCTGATAGCCGGGATAGAGAAAAAAGAATTCTTTTACGACAACAAGAAGGCCAACGCGGCGATTGATTGGATAGAATCGCATTGTTTCCACGTTGAAGGGCCGTTAGCCCCGAACGCCTTAAAGCTGGAACTATGGCAAAAGGCGTTGATAGCTTCGATATTCGGGATTGTGGACAAGAACGGATACCGCCAGTTCCGTGAGGTTCTGCTTGTTGTGGCCCGGAAGAATGGTAAATCACTGCTTGCGGCAGCCATCGAGCGTTATATATGGCTTGTAGATGGTGGATTTGGCGCGAAGGTTTACAACGTCGCCCCGAAATTGGATCAGGCAAACATCATCTATAACAGTATATGGATGATGACAACACTTGACCCGGAATATCAGGCACTGAAAGAAGCCCTTTCGGAGCGTGACGCCCACAACAAGAAAGTAAAGGATGATTCCGAACTGCCCCGGCTCCGGCAGTCGGATCTATTCGTTCCGGCGACGAATTCCACGGTTAAAAAGGTTGCGTTTAACTATAAGTCATCCGATGGTTATAACCCGTCTGCCGTTGTGGCTGACGAGGTGGCGGCGTGGGCCGGGGATGCTGGGTTAAAAACATATGAGGTTTTCAAGAGCGGTATGGGCGCACGTCCTGAACCGCTTTTGTTGTCCTGTACAACATCCGGCTATGTCAACGATTCAATCTATGACGAACTGGTTAAGAGGGCTACGCGCTTTCTGTTGGGTGACAGCAAAGAAAAACGCCTGTTGCCGTTCCTGTACATGATAGACGATATAGACAAGTGGAACGACATCAACGAATTAAGGAAAAGCAATCCTAATTTGGGGGTGTCCGTTACTGTCGATTATCTGTTGGAGGAAATCGCAGTTGCGGAAGGGGCACTATCAAAGAAAAGCGAATTCATAGTTAAATATTGCAACCTAAAACAGAACAGCTCTTTGGCATGGCTTCCGGCGCAAGTCGTACAGACCGCCAGCGGTGACCCGTTAAAGCTGGAAGACTTCCGGGAATGCTATTGCGTTGGCGGGATCGACCTGTCACAAACGCGAGATTTGACGGCGTGTAATGTCATCATTGAAAAGAACGGGGAATTAAATGTCTTTTCCCATTTCTTTTTACCGGCGGAACGCCTGGAAGAAGCCGAACAGCGCGACGGCGTGCCGTATCGGATATTTGTCCAACGCGGATTTCTGACACTATCCGGCGACAATTTCGTTAATTATCACGATTGCTTTGACTGGTTTAGAAAACTGGTAGAGGAATACGAAATATACCCGTTGCAAATCGGGTATGACCGTTATTCCGCGCAGTATTTGATCCAAGACCTAGAGGGATATGGTTTCCATTGTGACGATGTTTATCAAGGTGATAACTTGTGGGGCGTCATCCAGGAAACACAAGGGCTGTTAGAGGACAAGAAGATCCGGATCGGCGATAACGACCTATTGAAATCGCATTTGCTGAATTCGGCGGTCAAGATGTCCGTAGAACGTGGGCGGGGAAAGCTGGTTAAGCTGAATCCGAAACTGCACATAGACGGCACGGCGGCATTGCTTGACGCTATGACTGTTAGACAAAAATACTATGCCGAAATCGGCGAACAATTAAAGAACGAGGGGTAAAAGATATGTCTTTGTTTGACATGATTTTTAAAAACCGCCCCAAGCCCCGCGGCGAATATGAAACATTCTTCCGAATGCTTGACGGCTATACGCCGCATTTCACTACATGGGGCGGCGGTATGTACGAATCCGAGTTAGTCCGGGCCGCGATTAATGCCCGCGCTACGCACGTTTCCAAACTAAGCGTTGAATTGCAAGGGTCAGCGCGTCCAGCTCTGCGCGCCAAGATGCAGCACGCCCCGAACCGGTTTCAGACATGGAGCCAGTTCCTTTATCGGGCGTGTACGCTGTTAGATGTTCACAATACGCTTTTTATAACGCCGGTATTTGATGAGTACGGGGAGCCATCCGGGATATATACCCCGCTTCCGCATATGTGTGAAGTCGTGCAATATGACGGCGTGCCGTATCTGCGTTATACGTTCGGTTGTGGCGAAAAGGCCGCAATCGAATTAGCCTATTGCGGCGTGATGACGAAATTTCAGTACAAGCATGATTTCTTTGGAGAATCCAACCGCGCATTATTCCCGACAATGGATTTAATCCATATGCAGAACCAGGGCATCCAAGAGGGCGTTAAGAGCGCCGCAACCTATCGCTTTATGGCACAGGTCAGCAATTTTACAAAGGCGGATGACCTGGCGAAAGAACGCCGCCGGTTTACGGAAGAAAACTTTAGCAGAGATGCGAAGGGTGGCGGGCTGTTGCTGTTCCCGAACACATATAAAGATATTCGGCAGATTGAGGCGAAACCGTGGGTTGTGGACGATAAGCAAATGGAGCTTATCAAGTCGAATGTTTTTGAATATTTCGGCGTGAACGAGGATGTCTTACAAAATAAAGCGTTTGGCGATGCGTGGGCCGCGTTCTATGAGGGAGCAATCGAACCGTTCGCGATCCAGTTTTCCGAGGTTATGACAAAGATGTTATATACCCTTCGCGAACAGTCCCAGGGCAATCTAGTTATTGCCACATCTTCCCGGCTTCAGTACATGAGCAACGCGGATAAGTTAGCTGTTGCGGCACAGATGGCGGATCGTGGATTAATGACACGGAATGAGCTTAGAGAAATATTCAACCTTGCCCCGCTGCCGGACGATATCGGGAACAGCTTACCGGTTCGCGGTGAGTATTACAACGTAGGCGAAGGAGAAGGAGAACAAAGCAATGACGAAGGAGATTCGAGCGTTTAATTTTGAGGTACGCGCAGAAGAAAATGACGAACACGGGCATTTCTTAAGCGGTAGACCTATCGTATATAACAGCCGTACTGATTTAGGCTGGTACGATGAAATCATAGAGGCGGGCGCGCTTGATGCTACGGATTTAAGGGATGTTAGATTTTTGGTTAACCATGACACTAACATGATCCCGTTGGCGCGCAGCCGGAACAACACCGATAACAGTACCATGCAGATGGTTGTTGACGGTGACGGAATGGGAATCCGCGTTGACCTTGATACAGAGAATAACGCGGAGGCTAAAAGCCTGTATTCGGCGGTAAGCCGTGGTGACATAACCGGAATGTCATTTATGTTTACTGTCGATGCTGATAGTTGGGACGATATCGAAAGCGAACATCCGACGCGCACGATCCGCGCAATCGGGAAAGTGTTTGAGGTTTCGGCGGTTACGTTCCCAGCGTATGAAGCTACATCAATCAATGCAAGGGGCCTTGCGGATGCGCTGGAGAGCGCAAAGGCATCGCTGGAGAGCGTGCGCGCCGAACATAGAGCGATGGAGCAGAAAAAGAAATTAATCCGCTTACTGTTGGAGGTGTAAATATGGGATTTGATTTTTCCAATATGAGCGCAGAAGACCTTGAAGCAAGAAAGGCTGAACTGCTTGAAACTATCGACGCTGACGGCGCGGATCTTGATGCCATCGACACCGAGGCCCGCGCCATTAAGGCAGAACTGGAACGCCGGAAGGCTGAAGAAGCAAAGCGGGCAGAGGTTCGCGATGCTGTCGCCGCCGGTGCTGGCGTAACTGTTGAAACAGAGGAAATTAAAACAGAGGAGAGAAAGAATATGTTTGGTATTGATTCTATCGAGTACAGAAACGCATGGACAAAGAATATCATTGGTCGCCCGGTAAATGAGGAGGAGCGCGCCGCCCTGGCATCCGCTGCCGCTGTCATCCCGACCATGACGGTAAACGCCGTATGGGATAAGCTGGTAAAGTCTGCCGATCTTATGGGCAAGGTTGACGTAACACAGTTTCCGAATTACGTTCGGTTCCCCAGAGCGACTACCAACAACGCCGCTACCGCTCAGGCTGTCGGCGATACCATTGCGGAGTCTTCCGACGTGATCGGTTACGTTGACCTGATCCCGAATGAGTATGTAAAACTGCTTACTGTCGGCGCTGATATCGACCATATGGCGATTGATGCCGTTCACGATTGGATCGTGAATAACCTTGTTGGTCAGATCAGCTATGCTATCAATAAGGATATTGTGGTTGGTTCCGGTACTAACAGTCTTAAGGGTATCGCGACATCTGTAACCGCTAACGCTACCGCCCTTCCGGCAACCATCACCAAGGCCGCACTTCTGAAAGTGATGGCTGCCCTTGACAGCAACTATCAGACCGGCGCTGTTTGGATCATGACCCCGGCTATGTTCTATGAGGGCGTGATGGGTGTAACCGCCCTGAATGACTATGTCATCAATGACGGTTTCCAGTTCCGCCTGTTCGGTCATGATGTTGTTCTTATGTCCGAGTGCGCTATCAGCGGCAAGGAAACAATCTTTTACGGAGATCCCAAGGCTTACAAGCTT